TTTAAAGTTGCCTATTGCTAAATATACAAAAGCACAAGACAATTTAAGAAAAAATCTATAAACACGAATAAATAAATAAAATGAAAGATAATTCAATACTAAACAAAGTAAGAGAACTTCTTGGAATGGAAGTGAAATTAGGCACACGTAAATTAGACGATGGCGTAACAACTATTGAAGCAGAAGAATTTGAAGCTGGTTTTCAAGTTGTAATTGTAACTGAAGACGAACAAAAAATTCCATTACCTGTAGGCGAATACAAACTTGAAGATGGCTTGATGCTTGTTGTAACTGAAGAAGGTTTGATCGCTGAAATTAAAGAAGCTGAAGAAGAAGTTGTAGAAGAGGTTGTTGAAGAAGAAGTAGTTGAAGAAGAAGTTGAAGCGTCTGTAGAAGAAGCTAAACCAATTAAGAAAACAGTTGAATCAATCGTGAAAGAAACTTTCTTTTCTGAAATGGAAACTTTGAAAAAAGAAAACGAAGAATTGAAATCTGAATTAGAAAAATTCTCTAAAGTAGAAAACAACGAAAACACGAATGAAGAAGTAGTTGAAGAAACTAAAGAAGAAGTTGTTGAACTTACTAAAGAAGTAGAAGCAGCAGCTAAACCAATAGTACACAATCCAGAAAACAAAGAAGCGAAAATAGGCAAAACAATTTCTCCTAATCGCAAACGTACAATTATGGACACCGTGCTTTCAAGAATAAATAACGCAAATAATAATTAATAATTAAATAATAGAAATATGGCTAACACCGTAACAGGAAGCACTTATGCTGGAGATTTCGCTGGACAATTTGTAGCAGCAGCTCTTTTAAGCGCACCGACAATCGAACAAGGGTTAATTACTGTACTCCCTAACATTCACTACAAAAGAGTAATGAAGAAAATCAGTACAACAGGAAACGTATTGGTGAACGCAACTTGCGACTTTGATCACAATATGGACGTTGACGTTGCAGAACGTGTATTGACTTTGAAAGAAGTACAATCAAACGTACAACTTTGTAAGAAAGACTATCACCAAGATTGGATTGCTGCACAAGCTGGATATTCAGCTTACGAAGACCTACCAGCAGACTTCAAATCATTTATGTTAGCACACGTTGCTGGAATGGCTGCGGCTTCTATCGAGACATCGATTTGGGAAGGTGCTTCTGGAACAAGTGGACAATTTGATGGTTTAGTTCCTTTGGCTTTGGCTGATGCAACTGTAGTTGACGTAGCTTCTCACGCTGCCGTAACTGCTGCAAACGTGATTGACAAATTAGGTTCTATTGTAGATGCAATTCCTTCTACAGTTTATGGTGCTTCTGACTTGACTCTTTATGTATCAAGAAATATCGCTAAAGCTTACATTCGTGCTTTGGGTGGATTCGCAACAGGTGGTTTAGGTGCTAACGGTGTTGACGGAAAAGGAACAACTTTCTTTGCTGGTCAAAACCTATCTTTCGATGGTATTCCTGTAGTTGTTGCTAATGGAATGGCTGATGATACTGCTATGGCTGCTCAAACTTCAAACTTATTCTTCGGATGTGGTTTGCTAAGCGACATTAACGCTGAAGCTAAATATATTGATATGGCAGAAATTGACGGTTCGCAAAATTGCAGAATCATTCTTCGTATGTCAGCTGGTGTTCAGTATGCAATCGGTTCAGACGTAGTTCTATACCACGCATAATAATATAAACTAGAATTAAGAAAGGGTGGGTTAAATTGCCTACCCTTTTTTATTCATAAAACTTTAAATAAAATGAGTTGTGATATTACAAACGGTCGTGTAGAAGAATGTAAAGATAGTGTATCAGGTTTAAAAGCCATCTACTTTGCAAACTTTGACGATCTTGACACAGACAACATCACTTACGATGCTACAAACACGGACACAATAGATACTTGGGTTCCCGCTGCACTTATTACTCTATACAAGTACGAACTAAAGTCAAACGAAAATTCGTTTACGACAGCTGTTCAAACTTCTCGGGATAACGGTACAACATTTTTTGAGCAAACTTTGGCTATTTCTTTAAAGAAACAAGACCAAGCTATGCACAAGAATATTAAGCTACTTGCTTATGGTAGACCAAGAATTATTGTTCGCACAATGACTGACCAATTTTTCTTAATGGGATTGGCACAAGGTTGTGATACAACTGCTGGCGAAATATCTTCAGGTGCAGCCCTTGGTGACTTCAACGGTTACAAATTAACTTTTGTGGCAAGTGAAGTTTTACCTTCTAATTTTATCGATGTTTCAACTGAAGCAGCTTTAAAAACAGCTTTTGCTGATGCTTCTGGAGCAGATGCTTCAATAGCTACTACATAGGTTTTTCTTTTCCTTTCATAATGTAATTAGGCACTTTTCGGAGTGCCTTTTTTTATGCTTTAAAAACACGAAATAAAAACAAAAAAACGAAAAAAAAGTTATTATAGTAGAATGATTATTTTAACTACAAGCGGAGTACAACAAACGTTTAGTTTCATACCAAGAAGCCAAACCTACGACACTTTAAATTTAACAGACGAACAACTAAACACAACCGTAGCCGTAACAATACAAGCAAGTACAAATGGCGATTATTACGATACAATTAGTGCCGTGTTCGTACTAAAAGAAGGACACTTCTATAAGCTTGAATTAAAAAACGGTAGTACGGTAGTTCATAAAGACAGAGTATTTTGCACCGACCAACCTGTTGCAACTTATTCAGTAAACAACGGACAATACACAAGCCAAGCATCGAATAACGAATTTATAATTTATGAGTAAGGACATACACATATTAGAATTAGCTGCCTACGAGCAACCAACTATAACGGAAAGTAAACGTGAAGATTGGGTAGAGTTTGGCGATGACAATAACTACTACCAATTCTTGATCGACTGCTACACAAATAGCACGACACAAAACGCAATTGTAAACAACACCAATCGTTTAGTATACGGAAAAGGTTTAAGTGCCTCAGATGCTTCAAGAAAGCCAAATGAATACGCTTCTATGATGGCTTTGTTTAGTAAGAAATGTACAAGGCATCTTGTAAGCGACTTAAAGTTATTAGGGCAGTGCGCTATGCAAGTCATATACACGAAAGACAGAAAGAAAATAGCACAAGTTGAGCACATACCAGTACAGCTATTAAGAGCAGAAAAATGCAACGAAGATGGCAAAGTAGAAGCTTACTATTATAGTGATAATTGGCAAGACACTAAAAACTATAAGCCACAAAGAATACCAGCTTTTAACACTTCAAAAGAAGCAATCGAAATTTATTTCGTTGCTCCTTATTCCGTAGGATTGAAGTACTATGCACTACCAGATTACATCGGTTGTTTGCCTTATTGCACTTTGGAAGAATCAATAAGCGAATACTTAATTAACGAAGTAAACAACGGCTTTAGTTCACGATCAGTTATAAACTTTAACAACGGGCAACCAAGCGAAGAACAACAAAGACTAATTAAAAGCAAAGTTCTTAACCAACTTACAGGAACGCAAGGCGAAAAGGTTATTGTTAGTTTTAACAACAACGCAGAATCGAAAACAACCGTTGATGCGATGCCAGTGAACGATGCACCAGATTTGTACTCTACACTTGCAGAAGAATGCCAAAGTAAAATAATGGTAGGTCATTCGATTGTATCGCCTATGCTTTTTGGTATCGCAAGTAGTAATGGTTTCGGCTCAAATTCCGATGAATTAAAGGATTCTTTTAACCTTTATTTAAATATGGTTATTCGACCAATGCAAGAACTTCTATTAGATGCGTTTGATGAGATACTTGCATACAACGGCATATCTTTAAACTTGTACTTTAAAACTTTGAAGCCTTTAGAATTTACCGATTTGAGTGGTATGATGGACGAAGAACAAATCGAAGAAGAAACAGGTTTAGAACTAAGCGAAGACAATAAAGAACTACAAGACTTTATAGCGAAAGGCGAAGAGCCAGAGCAAGATGGTTTTGAATTAATCGATGTTCGTGAAGTAGATTACGACTTAGAAGATGACTTTGATTTACAAGTACAAGAATGGGAAAAAGAACTAAAGCCTAAACAATCAACACTTTCTAAAATTGTCAATTTAGTTCGTACAGGTAGTGCATCACCAAATCAAGCAAGTGAGCAAGATAAACAAGTGGATGGTGTTTATTTTAAAGTGCGCTATCAATACACAGGCAATGCAGCACCAGAACGAGCATTTTGTAGGGCAATGATGAGGGCAAGTAAAGTATATAGAAAAGAAGACATTACAAGATTATCTTCACAAGTAGTAAACAAAGGTTTTGGCGAAGGTGGTTCAGATACTTATTCTATTTGGCTTTACAAAGGTGGTCCACGATGCAACCACAAGTGGCAAAGACGAACTTATGTAAGCTTTAGAAAAACTGCTTCAATAGGTGCAGCAGATAGTTCACAAATAAGCACTAACAAAGCGCGTAAATACGGTTATAGAGTAACCAACGAGCCACAAGTTAGTATGATGCCAAAGGATATGCCTTTAAAAGGATATTCACCAAATAACCCAAACTTACCAAAAGACGTATAATATGGCAACTGCACTATTAATAACAAGAGATGATTTAGTAAAATTTACAAACGTCAACGGAAATTTGGATGTTGACAAAATAATACAATTTTGCCTTATCGCACAAGACATTCATATCCAGTCTATGCTGGGCACTAAGCTACTTGAAAAGATACGAGCAGACATAATAGCTGGTAGTTTAGCAAATCCGTATTTATCGCTTCTAACGACTTATATCAAGCCGTGCTTAATTCACTTCGCAATGGTTGAATACTTGCCTTACGCAGCTTATACGGTGGCAAATAAAGGCGTATATAAACACGGAGCAGAAAATAGTGAAACCGTAAGCAAAGACGAAGTTGATTTTATGATTGAAAAACAACGACAAACGGCTATGCACTACAAAGAAAGATTCGTTGATTATATTTGTAACAATAGTTCATTGTTTCCAGAATATAGCGATAACGATGCAGAAGATATGTTTCCGAATAACGATACAAATTTTACAGGTTGGTGTTTATGAAGAAAAGAAAGTATACTATAAAAAAACGAAACATAATTCGTTTAGAAAAGTTTTTAAATAAAATAGAAGATGGCAGACATAAAGATAAGCGCACTCACAGCAAAGGGAGCTAATTTAGCAACTACTGATAGACTTGCTATTGCAGAGGTCGGTGGTGGTTCTTTCAATAGTAAGCACATCACAGGTGAAGAAATTATAACGGCTGCTAATTTAGTTACGCCTCGTGCAGTATCTACTACTTCACACACTTTAGCTTTAGCAGATGCACATAAGTTTATTCAGTTTGATAATGGTAGTGCAATAGCAGTTACAGTACCTACAAATGCATCGGTTGCTTTTTCTACAGGAACACAAATATTATTTAGTCAGCACGGTGCTGGTCAAGTGACATTTGCTGGTTCTGGTGGTGTAACTGTAAGGGCTGCTGGAGGTAAATTAAAAACAACGGCACAATACAGTATGGGTAGCTTGATTAAGATAGCTACTGATGAGTGGTATATAACAGGAGATTTAACAACGTAATGCAGATAGCAACACACGGTATATTAGCATCAAGTGCAAGTGCAGCAGCAAGTTTTAGCAATGTGAAAAGCTTGGTCTTTGACGGTGTGGATGATTATGTGCAATTAACAAGTGCTACAAATTTAAGACCAACTGAATCTGAATTAAATGCAAGTGGCTATACGGTTTCTATGTGGGTAAAAAGAAACAATACTGGTACAAGTGGACTTTTTGCAAATGATGGAGTAGGTCAAACAACGTACTACGGATTAGAGTTTTATGTAAAATCAAATGGCACTTTAGGTATGCAAAAGCTTGATGGTCAAGGAACAGGCTCAAGTGATAGGAGTACGGCAGTCACTTCAAGTGGTGCTATTTCAGTTGGTTCTTGGGCGCACGTTTTATTTGTACTGCCTACTGCTAATAAAAGTGCTTGGAAGATATACGTTAATGGAGTTTCACAAACTTTAACAACAAGTGGAACAGGTGGGAATGTAGGCTATTTAAATGGAACGGCAGCTATTGGTGCAATAAGAACAGGTAAATTTTTTAAAGACAATCTTGACGAGGTAGCCGTTTGGAATAGCGACCAAAGTTTTAACGTAGCAACCATTTACAATAGTGGAAGCCCAGCAGACTTAACAAGTTTATCGCCAGTAAGCTGGTGGCGCAACGGAGATGGAGATACTTTCCCGACTTTGACTGACAACGGTAGTGGCTCAAACAATGGAACGATGACTAATATGACAAGTGGTGACATAGTAACTGATGTACCATAAACAACAAAAAAACGAATTAAAATGGCAGTAACAAACGGATGGGGACAAGCAGCAGTAAATAATACCATTGACTATGGCAAAGGTAAAACTACGGCTACAAACGATTGGGGCAAAATATACGATTCAAGCGCAAGTGGTGACACAAGTTTAGGAACTGCAACGACATTTCCAAATACCCAGAGTCTATTGCTAGATGGAGTGGATGACTTTGTAGATTGTGGCAACCCTTCAAGTTTACAAATTACAGGTGAGCTATCTATTTCAGCTTGGTTTAAAACAACGTACTCAGGTGACACTCAAATGATAGTTGGTAAGGATGCTATTACAGGCACTAATAAAAGGGCTTATATGTTATTTTGGAGTACCTCAACAAATACCATAAGATTTATGGTTTGGAAGTCGGGCAATTCAACTCAATCCGTAGCGTCTACATCTACAGTTACCGATGGGAATTGGCATCACGTACTCGGAGTGAATGATGGGTCTGATTTAAAAATATACATTGACGGAGCACTAGAGGGAACGACTATTGGGGGTGGTGGAACTATACAAAATGGTACACCCGACTTTTATATAGGTAGAAGAACAGGATTAGGCGCAAACTATAAAGCGTTTTGGCAAGGTCATATTGACGAGGTTGCCGTTTGGAATAGTGACCAAAGTTCTAATATTGCGTCTATATATTCAAGTTCAGGTGCAGTTGATTTAAGTAGCTTAAACCCTGTTTCTTGGTGGCGATGTGGCGATGGCGATACTTCACCAACCTTAACTGATAACGGTTCAGGAAGTAACAATGGAACAATGACAAACTTTACGGCATTTTCAACAGATGTACCAACTTAAATAAAATAAAATATGAAAAAAGCAGCAGAAACATACGCAATAATTAACATAGCAGATTTATCAAACATCGACTTTTCACAAGTTGGTGAAACATCTGAAAACACGATAAGAAAATCTTTAGACGAATCGCAGTTTGTAATCAAGTACAATGCAGTACCTACCTTTATAACTGATGGCACTATTACACCAGCAGAAACTTTAAGTCATTCAGAGGCACTTACTTTGATGGCAACTGAAGCGTGGAGCGAACCGATAGAAATAGAATAATGAGACACACAAACATACTTGCAGTATTATATTTTGTTAGTGGTTACTTTGCTGCTATAACAATGCTATTTAGTGCGCAATTACACTTACAAGCCTTTGCAGTTTTCTTTGTAATTTACTTAACTTATATGCTTGTTGAACAACTTGAACAATGAAAGAACAACTACTTTTGCTAATAACTAAAACTAAACTATATTCAATGCAACTATTAACCGTTGTTAGCAGCTTCTTTTTGCCTATTTATGGCATATTAATTTTAATCTTTTTTTGTATTGTATTTGATACGATCACAGGAATTTGGAAAGCCAAAAAGACGAAAACACCTGTTACAAGCCGTAGACTATCGGCAATCATTTCTAAGATCTTATTGTACGAAGCAACCGTAATGCTTTTTTATTTAATGGACTTTTACTTACTAAACGATATTGTAATGACGTTTTTTAGTATTGAGTTACTAACTACTAAGATATTGGCTTTAGTTCTTGTTTCTGTAGAATTAATTTCTATAAACGAAAACTACAAAGCGGTAAAAGGCATTGACTTGTGGGCTTCACTTAAAAACTTATTTGCACGTGCAAAAGAAGTTACAAGCGACTTTAAAAACATTAATGAGAAAAATAAATAAAATTATTGTTCATTGTACTGCTACGCCAGAAGGAAGGCACCACGATGTAGCAGACATTAGAAGATGGCATTTAGCACGTGGCTTTAACGACATCGGCTACCATTTCCTCGTTCATAATGATGGCTTTATAGAGGTTGGAAGACCGATTGCAAAGAGGGGCGCCCACACGGCTTATCAAAATAAAGGCAGCATCGGTATTTGTTATGTAGGCGGTATGACTAAAGATATGAAGCACCCAAAAGACACAAGAACGGATGCGCAAAAAAATGCTTTAATTGAATTAATGCACCAACTAATGTATGAATACAATAAAGATATGACGATTCACGGTCACAACGAATTTGCTAACAAAGCTTGTCCGTGTTTTGATGTAAAAACAGAATATGCGATTATTTAGTTTATTTTTGATATTAGCGCTTTATTCGTGTTCAGCTAAGTATCACTATAGTAAGGCACTTAAAAAGGGCTTAGAAGTGCTTAAAACAAGCGACACGATAAGAATTAGCACAATAGATTCTATTCCTATAATAAAACACGACACAATAGTTTATCAAAAGTTCTTTAGTTCAAAAGATACGGTAGTAATGTATAAGAATGTTTTTGTACCTCAAACACGTTTAGAAACACGAATAGAATACAAGCTAAAGCGTGACACTTTAAAAATGATCACCAGGGTAGAAGTACACAGAGCAAAAGCAGATGCCAAAATAAACAAGAAGCCAAACTATTGGGGTATGTTAATTTTTGTTGCTTGTGTTTTTCTTGTAGGGTTGTTTGGCACTAAGTTGCTAAAGAAATACTTATGACAAATAAGAGGTATAGATTAACACCAGACGAAGCAGAAATACTATTCAAATACAGAGGGTTAAAAGAAGCTGCACAAGAAGCTGGTGTAGGTGTAGAAAGTGTTAAGCACGGATGGCTTAAAACTAAACAAGCAAGTTTATTTTTTAAGAACCCACTACATAAAGACGAAGCAGAAAACAAGCTTGAAGAATTAAGCAAAAAACTTGTAGAAGACTTAAAAGAGTTTGCACCAAACTTTCCAAAGTTAGTGCGACAAGAAAAGCAAAAAGAGTATTTACTTGTAATTGATCCAGCAGATATACACATAGGTAAACTTGCAGATTCATTTGAAACAGGCGAAGACTATAACAATCAAATAGCAGTTAAACGAGTAAAAGATGGTGTACAAGGCATCTTAAACAAAGCCAAAGGGTTTCCAATAGAAAAGATTTTGTTTATAGGTGGCAACGATATTCTTCACATAGATACACCAACAAGAAACACAACAGGAGGCACACCACAAGACACGGATGGAATGTGGTATAGTAATTTCTTAATAGCTAAACAACTATATGTAGATATTCTTATGCAGCTTATTTCAGTAGCAGACGTTCACTTTACGTTCAATCCAAGTAACCACGACTACCAAACAGGATTCTTTTTAGCAGACGTTATAAAAACGTATTTCAGAAATTGCGAAAACATAAGCTTCGATTGTTCAATAGCACATCGTAAAGGCTATAAATACGGAAAGAACTTAATAGGAACTACACACGGAGATGGCGCTAAACATCAAGATTTGCCGTTGTTAATGGCACAAGAATTTCCGATTGAATGGAGTGAAACACGTTATAGATACGTTTACACACACCACGTTCACCATAAAACAAGTAAAGACTACATCGGAGTAACCGTTGAAAGTTTACGATCACCAAGCGGCACAGATTCTTGGCACCACAAAAAAGGCTATCAACACGCACCTAAAGCAGTTGAAGGCTTTATACATCACAAAGAAAACGGACAAGTAGCCAGATTAACACATTTATTTTAATACTTAACTTGTTGTTTTATAGCACGTTATGAAATAATTGTAACTTTTTTTGTTGAAAAGTAGTATAATATTGTTAATTAATAGAAAATTATTGTTAGATTTGTTTATACAAAATTAGCACTTATGAAAACACGAATGGAAAAATTACAAATTTTAGTAGGACTTGAAGAAGGTATACAATCTTTTAAAGACCGAATAGAACTAAAGCACGATAGTATTAACGGTTGTGGTGGTATGTTTAAAGAACTACGCGACAAATACTTTGATGACATACACACATACAAGTTGTGTATTAAACGATTAGAACAACGGTTTAGTAAAGTAAGAAAAACACTTAAATAAATAGATTATGAACAATCAAGAAAGAAAAGAAGCAAAAAGAGAATTGATTACAAGTGCTATTTTTATATGGTCGTGCTTTATTGGTTATTATTTAATTATGAAAATTATTACGCTATGAGTAAAGAAATTAGAAAACGATTACAAGACATAAATACGTTTATGAGTACAACTACAAACGAAACGTACTTTGTGGGAAAAGACGAACAAGGCGAAGAATTTAATATTGTATTTAACACTGTAGAATTGTTAGAGTGGCTTGATATTGATTATATGAAAGACGCAACCAAGAAATACATTGAAAATTTATAAGCTATGAGTTACGAAATACAAATAGATCATAAAGACGATGACATTGTAAGCTTTACAATAAACGATACACCGTGCCAAGTAGAAATAGAAGTAGAAATAGGTTCTGAGCAATATCCAGTAAGCTACAATAGTTTTACAGACGATATAACTTATGCAGAAAGCGATACAATTTACTATCACGTTAAATGCGAAACTTTGCTTTGTGCTGGGATAGTTTACTATAACGACAAAGATATTTGCACGGCTTTAGAACAACAATTAAATATAGTATGAAACACAGTAAATGGATGCAGTACAATAAGAAATGGTATTATGTAAGCTTTGGAACTGTTAAAAACGGCAAGGGTTGTTTAGGACATAAAAACGAACCTTACTACAACACAGAAGCCGAAATGCTATCTTGTGCAATTTACAACTACAAAACTTTAAGCAAAGACGAAAAAATAATTTATAACAAAAACAAATAAACAATGAGTATAAGCAATCCAATTTTTGAGTATTATCGAAAACAACAAGCGAAGATTCAAGAAGCAAAGCAGCTACTTGAAAAAAACGGATTTACCGTAGATGAAAAAGACAAAGCAATTAACCAAGAAATACACCGACTAAAAAGCCAACTTACAGGCAACGTGTCAGAAGACGTAAACACGAATAAAGATATCGCAAGATTAAACCGAATTAAACTACAAGGCGAATGATGACAATGGAAGCACTTAAATTAGAGTTTTGGGATAGTTTTAACGAAGAACTATATTGCAATTACTTAATACAAAAAGACGAAAGAATGAACACTTATAAAATACTATACAAATATTACAAAGGCAGCGACACAAGCGCTGAAATGTGCCACGCTATTAAATAC